AACCCAGGACAGTGGTCAGCTCGCAAAGCACAGATGTTAGCTAAAGCATATAAAGCAGCGGGGGGAGGATATAAAAACTAATGGCACTACGTAAATCACAACAGTCACTAAAGAATTGGACCAAGCAAAAGTGGAGAACTAAGTCGGGTAAGAAATCATCAGAGACGGGAGAAAGGTATCTACCTGAAGCTGCTATCAAAAACCTTACAGATTCTGAGTATGCTTCAACCACTAGAGCTAAAAGAGAAGGAACAAAAAAAGGAAAGCAATTTGTTGCTCAACCTGATTCGATTAAAAAGAAAGTAAAACGATATAGAACTACGAAAGGTTGATTGGCTCAGTTCCTTCTAATTTTCTATATATTCTCTGTACTAATAGTCTTCCTTTTTGAGACAAAGCGTAACGAACACGATAATTAAATTTAGTCTCATCTCTAAATATATGATCTTCTATTGTCTGTGCTGGAGTAAGCTTATCAAAGTGCTTATATATGTATCCTTTTTTTACCAACGGGTATATTCCCTTGTCTGCTTTTTTCATTTGAGCTATACTTCTTTTTAGTTTTTTACATATATAATCAATAGTAAAGAACTCCAGATCATATATAAAAAAAAGAATGTCTAAATCTGTTTTGGTTAACTGATTATTTTGTCGCAGATCTCTGTACACTAAAGAGATATTCTTTAAAAAATTTTTATTTATAAACTTCTTTTCTATTTTAGAAGAATCTCTAAATAATTTCTTTCGGCTAACTGTACTTTTAGGCATATTCCTATCTTTGCTATAAAAGTAATAATATGGCAAGTCTTTCTGGTCAAAAAATTAAAGATAAATTTAATCTTCTTTTAAAGTTAGAGTCTGCAGCAGCTTCTGCTACTGAACAAGTTATTGAAGATGGGGCTGGGAATAACACTGCCTTAAAATTATCTACCGACACTCTTGAAACAACAGGTAAGTTGAAAATACCTACAACTACCGCCACATCTAATACAGATGTTAGTGCATTAATGATGGACTCTACTGGAGAGGTTGTTCTTAGAAACTTATCTACGGCTGCAATTGGAGGAAGTGCTATTAATGCATCGTCTCCGTTAGCTACAGCAACAGTAGCAGGAACTACTAATGTAAGTGTAGTAGATGCAGGAACCCTTAACCCATTAACTTCTAGCACTTTAGCTACAGCTGATAAGTTTTTAGTATGGGATGAGAGCGCAAGCGCGTATTTATATTTAGACGCGTCTAACCTATCTACGTTTGTAGGGAATAATTTAGGCGGTGGCGGAGGATCAGGAACTGGTCAGTCTACTTTGCTTTTAAGAATGGCAGCATCTCAATCAGTTCCAGTAAGCAGCACACCTACAGCAGCTACAACATTGGTAGAGTATACAGCCGCTTCAGAAACAAGAAATGAAACAGCCGCAACAGGAGACACTAGGCTTTTTGGAACCTCTGTAAATACTGACTTTACTATCCAAGCAACAGGAAGTGTTTCTAATCAAGTATTACTTCAAACCTGTGACGTTAACTGCTTTGAGTTTGAGGCAGTTATAGAGTTTGATGAGAGTGATGCAAACACTAATTTATACGCACAAGTTAGAATTGCAGGAACAACTATTGCTGAATCAAAGTCAACATCTACAGTAGGTAATATTGTAGGAGAAAAACAACTTATAGTTAGAGGATTCTATGGACCTACTAGTTCAGTAGATAGAATACTTACACTTACTGTAGGCTCTTCTACAGGTAACGCTACAATTAACGGTGGTTACTTCAAAGTCACAAATGTTGGAGTTCCTGTAGCATAAGTTGTATATTCGTAATATGGATTACGAAAGCCGATCAGAATTAATTTTAAAAATACAATTAAAGATTGATGACCTTATGGAGCTAATCTCCGATCCAAGGGTTTCAAAAGATTGTATGGCTGTATATTGTTTTGGAATAAATGTAGAAGAAGTATACAATAAACAAGCAGAAGTGTATGAGTACTTCTCTGGATTTTCTGCTGACAATCCTGACGAGATTAAAATAATGCTAGAGACAGTAGCTAAAAGCTACATAAGCTCTATAGGCAAACCTAATGCCCCTACAGACTCAATTGATTATTGGTTAAATCTTTAATAAAATGGAAACATCAAGATACGCAAGGTGCAAAAAATGCAGAAGGAATATAGATTTATATTTAGAAGCTGCGGCTAGATTATATATGTACATTGATCACACACCTAAAGCAAAGAAGGAAGCAAAACTTCAAGAAATAGAATTATTAAATAAAATTGCTAAGATTGATCCAGGGTTCGCAGAGAAATGCGGATGGCTAAGTCCTAGCTCTTAATAGAATTAAAATGGAATTAATTAGAAAGATAATAGTGGGTATCAACCCCAAAGACGCTATGGCTTATTTCGTGGGCCAAAGGGCAGGAGAAGCTAAGGTCGACTCTATAATATTAGACGAAAGGGCATTATCGAAACACGGAGTAAAAAGATATTTGGTTTATCTATCTCATCCTAGCGATGGTATAATGCTATGGAAAACAATAGATAATATGCCTTGTTTAATCGAACACGACTGCGAATTTAAATGAAACCTATAAGGAAATTTATTGTAAGAATACCCAAGGCCGTTAACGATGTTATTAAGGTGGGGGGTAAAGAGTTATTTATAGATTCTAAGTTCACAGAGTTTGACCATAGAGCATACGAAGGAAAGGTTGTTGGCGTTCCTTTATTTTATGACACGGGAGTAGAAGTTGGAGACACTCTTTATTTTCATCACCACGTAGTTCTTGGAGGTAATCATTTTATAGCTGGAGATAAAAAACTAGAGGAGCAAGACCGAAGAGGACAGTTTGTGTACTCAGATTCTGATCTTTATTATGTAAACTACTCTTATCAGTTTGATCCAATATGGAATCAAGCGTATGCATATAAGAGTGAAAAAACAGGAGAGATAAAATTATTAGGTCATTATGTATTCTTAAAACCAGCAGAACAAAAAGATGTTATAACATCTAAATTAATTGAACTATTACCTCAAGAGAAGCCACCCAATCAGTATGGTTATGTGGAGTTTGAGAGTGAAAAAACTAAAGAAATAGGTCTTAAAAAGGGAGACAAAGTTTATTTTATTAAAAACGGAGACTACTCTATGGAGATAGACGGACAAAAATTATATAGAGTATATTTAGAAAACATTTATGCGAAGATCCCAAAACAAGTATGACAATGTAGCTACAGCTAGAAACCTTATGGAATCTATGCAGATAGCTATTGAGAATATGATTCAAGAAATACAGAAACCCGTAGATCAGGAACTGTCAGGATCTCAGCGTAAGGCAGAGCTTCAGTCTATAAAGCAGACAGCTGTAGACGCAAAGGAATTAATTATTGAAAGAGAGAAGTTACAGCAGCTCGTAAAAACTCTCGAAGAAAAAGGAGAACTAAAAGATGCTCAAGATTATTCAGGTGGATTCGCAGAACAATATTCAAAGTGATGATTTAATATATTGGAACGATGAGTGGAATAAAAACAATAAAAGAAGAAATAGTTATAAATATATGTCCTGATAATACTGAAGGAGATGTTATTTCAATATCTAATCTTGATATACAGCTTCCTAAAAAACCTTCTAATTCTAGAATACTATTCTACGATAAAAAAAAAGAACATCAAAAATGGGAACGTCAAGATCTTCCTAATGAATTAAAAAAAATAAAGTCAATGGATGAATGGTTAGATATGCCAGATGTATTCAGAAATCAATATCAAAATTATATAAAACAAGAATATGAAAGACGAAGAAAAGGAGTATGGTTTTACAATAATGGAGAGCCAACTTACATCACAGGGAACCACTACTTTTTCCTCCAATGGTCTAAAATTGACGTGGGTTACCCAAGCTTCCTATCCTTTCAACGTGATTTATTCCTGCACCTAGAAGCCTGTATATCAGACAATAGGAGTCTCGGACAGATATATGTTAAATGTAGAAGATCTGGTTACACTCAAATGTCATCTTCTCTTTTGGTAAACGAGGGGTCTCAAGTGAAAGATAAGCTGCTAGGCATAATGTCCAAAACAGGAGCTGACGCTCAAGAGAATATCTTTATGAAAAAGGTGGTCCCTATATATAAATCTTACCCTTTCTTTTTTAAGCCTATTCAAGATGGAACCACCAACCCAAGGATGGAGCTTGCTTTTAGAGAACCCTCTAAAAGAATAACTAAAAAAGTAAAGACATCAGTAAAGGGAGAGGCTTTAAATACTGTCGTGAATTGGAAAAGCACAACTAATAATGCTTACGATGGAGAAAAACTTCATCTTTTATATATGGATGAGGCGGGTAAATGGGAAAAGCCTACAGACATAAGAGAGTCGTGGAGAATACATAGAACTTGTTTACTTGTTGGTAGGCGCATAGTAGGAAAAGCTATAGTGGGAAGTACGGTAAATCCATTAGACAAAGGAGGAAGGCAATTTAGGACTTTAGTTAGAAGTAGCGACCCCTCTGATCGTAACGAAAATGGAAGAACAAAGAGTGGGCTTTACAGCATATTCGTTCCAGCGTATAATGCTCTTGAAGGTTTTTTTGACTTATATGGCAATCCAATTGTAGACGATCCTAAAACTCCTATTGTGGGATTAGATGGAGACTTAATAACTATTGGTGCTCGAACTTTTTTAAAGAACGAAAGAAAAGCTTTAGTCAATGACAGCTATGAATTAAACGAAGTAATACGACAGTTCCCATTTACTGAGGATGAGGCATTTAGAGACAGTGCAAAGTCTTCTGTATTTAATGTACAGAAAATATATGAGCAGGTTCAATACAATCAAGAGCTTTTTCCTTCACCTGTTGTCCAAGGTAATTTTATATGGAAAAACGGAGTTGCTGACACGGAGGTTTTATTTAAACCAGATTCTAATGGAAGATGGAATATATCTTGGATGCCACCCGTTGAGCTAAGAAACAAAAAAACACCAGAGAATAATTGGATTGGTGTAGGGGGTGTTGACTCTTATGATATAGATGCAACTGTAGATGGAAGAGGATCAAAAGGCGCTTGTCATTTGTACAACAAGTTTAATCTTACTCACCCATCAAATATGTTTGTTGCTGAATATGCTTCAAGACCTCCTCTAGCAAAAATATTTTATGAAGATGTTTTAATGGCTTCTCGTTTTTATGGATACTCTATATTAATAGAAAATAATAAATACGGAATAGCTAGGCATTTTGAATCTAGAGGGTACTCCCATTTTCTTTTAGACAGACCTGATCATTTAGGAACAGGCTTTGGGACAAAAACTAAAACCAAAGGCATACCTTCTAATTCTCAAGATGTCATACACGCACACGCTCAAGCTATTGAGGCATATATACATTCTCACGTAGGATTAAATGAAGAGACATTAATTCACGGGAATATGTATTTTGACAAAACATTAGAAGATTGGATTAACTTTAAAGTGGACAACAGGACAAAGTATGACCTATCTATTTCTAGTGGTCTTGCTTTGCTTGCAGCGCAAGGATCTTCTGTTAAAAAAGAAAAAACTGACTTTAGTGAAAAAAAGTTTTTCCGAAGCGGTCGCGTTATATTAAGATAAGTTGAATAACTATATTTGCATTTAAGACTATTTTACGTATGTCATACAAACAAATGAGTAATGGAGCTTCTTCTTTTCCCGATGCATTGGCATCGACTGAAGAGAAAATGTCTCTTTCTTATGGCTTGAAATATGCCAAAGCTATATATGCTCAGTGGTCTGGAAGTGATCAAGAAAATTCATTATACGGTAGAAGGTACAGAGAATTTCAGATAAATAGAGACTACGCCCAAGGAACTCAAGACACTTCTATATATAGGCAAATACTTTCATCATTAGATCCTAACAATGGAAGTGGGGCTTTACTAACTTTAGATTACACACCTGTTCCTATTGTCCCTAAGTTTGCTAAGATAGTAGTTAATAAAATACTTTCTAAAGATCCATATCCTCAAGTAGAAGCTGTAGATCCTTTATCCAGGTCTGAAAAAGAGCAAAAGAAAAATGCCGCTATTCTTAGAATAGAAAATAAAGAAATGATTCAAGAGGCTAAGAGCTTGGGCCTGGATGTAGAAGTAGATCCAGATAAATTACCAGACACCCCTGAAGAAACAGAAATATTTTTAGACACCAACGTAAAGACTGATGCAGAAATAGCTGCACAGCTAGGAGCTCAAATGACGCTTCAGTGGAATGATTTTAATGATAAAATATATAGACGTTGTGTTAATGATTTAGTTAATGTAGGTATGGCTGTTGTTAAAAGAAACAACGACCCTAACTATGGTATTACTGAAGAGTATGTAGACCCAGCTTTTTTTATTCACAACTATACTGATGATCCTTCATTGTCGGACTTAACCTACGCAGCTCACTTTAAGAAGATCACTATTATGGATCTTAAAAGAGTCGCTAGGGATCAGTTTACAGAAACACAGTATGAAGAACTAGCCCGTACTGTTATGAATAAGTACGGTAATGATCCACAAAACTTTCTAACTCAATATGCTCCTTATCAACTAGATGGAAGCACATATAGGTATGGCTACGATGACTACAAGATTGAGATACTTGAATTTGAGTTTAAGTCTGTAGATAATATTATATACGAAAAGAAAGAGTCTATGTTTGGCAACATTGGATTCTATCATAAAGGCACAGAGTACAACGCCCCTCAGCAGTCAGTATACGATAGAAAGGCAGTATATATGCCTAACGCTACAGTATATGGGGGCAAGTTTATTGTAGGTACAGATTACGTATATGATTACGGTGTTCAAAAGAATATACCTAAAAATGTTCACGATATTTCTAAGGCTCAGTTGTCTTATTCTTGCGTAGCTACAAATTTGCGAAATATGTTGCCTAAGTCTTTAGTTGGAAGTGTTGTTGGTTTTGCTGATATGCTTCAAATTACTCACCTTAAGATTCAACAGTCTATAGCAAAAGCAAAGCCAGATGGTCTTATTATAGATATTGAAGGATTAGAGAATGTACAGCTAGGTAAGGGCGGTGAGCTTCAGCCATTAGAAATTCAAGACATATATGAGCAAACGGGAGTTTTTTATTATAGGTCTAAAGATCCAGAAGGATCATTTCAAAACCCACCTGTTAGAGAAATTGGAAACAGGATAAGAAACATTCAAGAGCTTGTAGCTATTTATAATCATTACTTAAGAATGATACGTGATGCTACGGGTATTAACGAAGTAGTGGATGGAACAACTCCTAAAGGAGATGCTTTGGTTGGCGTTAGAGAACAAGCTATAAGCGCAGCCAACAACGCTCTTTACGATATAACAAATGCATCAATGGTACTTTACAAAAAGGTTTGTGCTGACATTGTTAAGTGTTTACAAGTTCTTCCTCCCGACAGTATTATTTACAAAACTTATACAAACGCTATAGGCGAAACTAATATGGCTGTTCTATCGTCTTTTAGTAATTTATCAATGTATAATTTTGGAATTAAAGTTGTTTCAGAATTAAATGATAGTGACAGACAATATTTAGAACAGAACATACAAATAGCTTTATCTCAAAAAGAAATAGATTTGGAAGATGCTATAGCTGTACGTCAGTTAAGAGACGTAGAGCAAGCTGAAAGGTTATTGGTTGTTAGAAGAAAGAAAAGAATTAAAGCTATGCAACAGCAAGCGCAACAGCAAGCTCAAGTTAATGCTCAAGTAAATGCTCAGCAAGCTGAAGTTTCTGGCCAAGTAGAGATGCAGAAAAAACAATTTGAAGCTCAATTAGAAGCTCAAAAGCTAGAGCTAGAAACATCTTCTAAAATGCAACTTATGGAGCTTCAGTATACTTTTGATATGCAACTTCTTCAGGCTAAAGGTCAGTTTGATGTTGTAGAGCAACAGATTGAAAGTGGAGTCAAACAACAAAACGACTCAATGAAAGAAGATAGAAAAGATGAAAGAGTAGAACTGTCTGCTGTAGAGCAGTCAAAGCTCATCGCCCAACGTAAAGGAGAAACGGGACCTATTACCGAAGGAGAGGAAGACAGTCTCGTAGACTTGATCTTAAATCAGTAAATTTGTACTATGGCTACCTGTAATCCCTCTTCTCTTTCAGTCGATCTAGACATTTCACAACAGGTCAATGTTACTTGTAGGAAAGGAGACTCTTTTGATTTACAGTTTACTGTTAAGAATGCTAGTGGGGCTTTAATAGATCTAACCTCTTACAGCTTTGTTATGCAAGCAAGAGCAAGTGATCAGGGAGCTTTAATAATTGACACAACGGGAAATGTTGCAACTGGTTTTAAAATAACTGGGAGTGCGGCTGGTGTTGTAACAGTTGAATCTTCAGCTGCTTTTATGAAGACCATTACAGCTGCGACATATGTCTATGACTTGGTAGCAACAGTATCAACCACAGTGCAAACTTGGTTCTTCGGTACCTTCGTTGTTAACCAAGACATCAGTCAATAGTGTCAGATTCATTAAATATAGTAATCAATGAGGAGACCAATAAGGTAGTAGCTACCATACCTTCAGTCACTCCAGTAACTTCTGTAATACAACCACAGAATACTATATCTATAATTCAAGACCCAGGAGGCACTTCTTTCTTAACTAACGTACTAGCAGGTCTAGGCATATCAGTAACTTCCGCAGGAAGTAACGCTACCGTTGCGTTAAAAAACGCTGCTAATTTTACGGACTCAAAAATATTAAAGTGGGACTCTACTAACGGTCAGTTTGTAGACAGCGTAATAACTAATAATGGTAATGACTTAGGTGTTAACATAAGTAACCCCACAGCAACTCTTCACGTTGCGGGAAGCTTTAGATTAACAGAGAAGTTTTATGACTCTACCAATTCTGCTGGTACCGATGGGCAAGTGTTACTATCCACAGGAACTGCTGTAACTTGGAGCAACGCTGCAGGAGACATAACAAAAGTAATTGCAGGAACAGGATTATCAGGAGGGGGTGATCAAGGGGATGTTACTATTCTCATAGATTACTTAGGTGCTGATAATTTTATACTTTCCGCTGCAGATAACAAGTCAACTGCAATAGCTTTAGATTCATTAATAGTTATTAGTGACGAGTCAGATAATGACGTTAAGCTTCAGCTAGTGTCTGACTTACCTTTCACTAATAATCAAGGAGACATAACAGCCGTTACTGCAGGTGTTGGATTAAGTGGTGGTGGTTCTATAGGTGATGTTACTGTAAATGTGGACTACTTAGGAGTAGATAACTACATCCAAGCGGCAGCAGATAATAAAGGAACCTCTGTCGTAAGCGCTGACTTTATTGCAGTAGCATCAAATGCCGATAATAATGTAAAACTTCAGAATGTATCTGATCTCCCGTTCACTAATAATGTCGGTGACATAACACAAGTTAACGCAGGTTCTGGACTAAAAGGAGGAGGATCTTCTGGATCTGTTACTGTTTCTGCAGACTATGACGGCACTGATAATATAATCTTATCAGCTACAGACTCAACAGGTACAGATCTTGTTAATGATGATAAGTTATTAATTAATGTAGACGGCACTAATGATGTCAGCTATTACAATGTAAGCGACTTACCTTTTACCGTAGTCCCCACAATATCATTCGAAGTAGAAGGAGACAGTGGTACACCTCAATCAATAGACAACGGTAACACTCTTCTTATTTCTGGAGGTACAGGCTTGGCTAGTGTAGCAGGGGCAACGGACACCGTTACTTTAAACCTTAACAACACTTCGGTAAGTCCTGGGTCTTATACTTACTCAAGTATTACAGTAGACGCTCAAGGAAGACTAACTGCAGCATCAAGTGGGGCTGCTCCAGGTACTATGAGTACGTGGGTTATTTCTGACGGATCGAATGATCAAAGTGTTTCTAACGGCCAGACTGTAACTATTAGTGGAGGTACAGGAATAACAAGTGTTCTTAGTGGATCTAGATTAAATACTATAACCGTAGCCCTTACCGAACTACCTTCTAATACAGATACCCTTCAAGCGGAGGATCTCTTGGTTGGACTTTGGAACTCAGGTGTAGATCAAGGAACTAAAAGATTAGATGCTATTCCATTAAACACTTGGGCTTTACCTACGGCTAACATTAGTATGAACAGTAAAAAGCTAACCTCATTAGCTGATCCTACTGTTGATCAAGATGCAGCCACAAAAGCTTATGTAGATTCTGTTACTGCAGGGGGTGTCATTTTCCAAGGAGGATATAATGCATCTACAAATAGCCCTGATTTAGATGTATCACCAAGTTCAGCGATAAGAAAGGGATGGATGTATACTGTTACGGTAGCGGGAGACTTTTTTACTGAAGCGGTACAGATTGGAGATTCATTAATATCTCAAGTAAATTCCCCTACTTCATTATCTGATTGGACAACCATACAGAACAATATTGATGTAGCAACAGACAGTGTTCAAGGTATTGCAAACTTTCCTACATCGGGAGGTCTCGCTGTATCAAGCGGAGCAGTTTCTATAGCTACACAAGGAGGCTTTACTGCTGGGTCTTTTGGTGGCGCAGGAAAAACAATAACCTTAACGGTAAACAATAAAGGAATATTAACTGCAGTATCGGATGCTTCTAATTCTGACTTTGGATTTGCAGCGACTATAGGAGATGGATCTACCAACCCTATTGTTATAACCCACGGCTTATCTTCGACAGATGTTATTGTTCAGTTCTTTGATATATCTACTGGGGCAACTATATATCCTGACGTAACTAGAACATCAAATACACAAGTTACTATTACAACTACAACTGCTTTAGCAAATAATAGTACAAGAATATTAATATCAAGAGTCGACTAAAATGGCAATAAAATTTTTATCTAATCAAAGTATTTCGGGCACACTTTTAGTAGAAGGGGTAGCAACCTTTAATGCTAATATTGTTACTGATCTTAATATATCATTAGTAGATAGTACTGATACAACTTTAGGTAGATTAAATATTGGAGCAGGCAGTGACCTTGTTCTTTATCACGATGCTACAAATAGTTATATTCAAAACGCTAGTGCTGGAAGATTAAGGATTGACTCTAACTCTTTAGAGATAAGAAGTTACACAGGTGGAGAACTTTTTATAACTGCAGATTTAAATGGAGCTGTAACTCTTTATTACAATAATACTGTAAGACTTAATACCACCGCCACGGGAACTCAGTTTCCATCGGCCTTAGTTGATACTGCAGGTGGTGTTGGAACTAGTGGTCAAATATTAAGCTCTACTGTTTCGGGTGTTTCTTGGATTAATGCACCTACAGGATCTATAACAGGATCAGGAACAGCAACAAGAGTGGCCTTTTGGGATACCTCAAGTAGCTTAACAAGTGACGCTAATTTGTATTGGGACAATACTAATGATAGATTAGGCGTAGGTACTAACGCTCCTGACAGAACATTAAGTATAGTTAGCTCTGATTCTGTTGTGGCCGAGTTTAAAACAACAGGCCAAACATTAGTAGACATAAATGCTGCAACTGATGCCGCTTCAAACGGTATTAGATTCCTAGAAAACGGGACAGCTAAGATGGCTATAAGTTATTTAGCATCGGGCGATTATTTTCAAATAGGAACTAATTGGGCTACTGGTGGAGAAAGATTTGTAGTAAAAGAAAACGGTAATGTCGGAGCTGGTGTAGGTGCTGAAAACACATCTTACGCATTGGAGGTTTTTTCTGCAGGTGCTGACGTAGCAAAGTTTAGTGGATCAAACGCTACAACCTCTAGTATTCACATCAATAACTCTAGAGCTACAGTAGGCAATACTGCTAATTTAAAGTTTGGAGCATCAAACAATACCACTGGTGGTGTTATAAGTTCTGTTGCTGGAACAGCTAACGGTAACACAGCTGATATGTCTTTCCAAACTATAAATGGAGGAACACTAGAAGAGAGGCTAAGGCTTGATAACACAGGTCAAATAAAGCTTAGTAACTATGGAGGTAGTGGATTCACTGGTACAGCCGCATTTAATTTATCTGTTGACTCATC